TTGTTATTCCCAGATAATGACTAGGAGTGCTATCATCATACAAAAAGATATCACCAAAATAGCCGCTCTGGGTACTTGTAGTAGAACTGCTTAGTGCACCAATAGTGTTGTTGCTTACAGTAACTGCCGCGCTTCCATTGTATGTACTACCACTAGCAGCACCGGCACCACCATTGTTGAAAGTTATGCTATTGCTAATGCTTCCTATTAGAGTACCACGGAAGTTGGTGGCTTGAATGTCACCCTGTGTGCCACTGAAAACTTCGCTTGTGTTTGTTGCATCGGGAATGAAAGTAAAGTAACCAGTGCTGTCATCAAAACCAAAAAATCCTAGTTTTGATGTGGTACCATTGTGCCAACGAAATTCTATGCCACGATCTTTGTTATCATCTGTTCCTGGCGCTGTATCGCCACCCAATGTGAAAATTGGGTCGTCAATCGTAACGGTGGTAGAATTTACGGTTGTGGTTGTTCCGTTGACTGTAAGGTTGCCTGTGACAGTAAGAGTACCACCAACACTCAAATTTGTGTTTGTGCTAATGGTTCTATCTGTGTTTATGGTTAGAGCATTTGTGCCGTTTACCCTAAATTCGAAGCCTAGTGTTCCAGCAGTAGGAGTTGTATTTGCGGCATCTGTTTTACTATCAAACGTTACAGGTTTTGCATTATTTGATGCACTATATGAGTATATAAGGGCACCTGCCGCACCACTATTTTCAAAATTTATGTACTGACCCGTATTTCTTGTAATAGTAAACACACTATTGTCAAATCGAAACCATTCTGCAGACAATACACTAGTGCTATTGGGTGTACTTGGTCCCGCTCCAATCACTACACCTGCGCTTTCTGTAATAACAAGAGCAGTTTGAGTTGTGCCTCCCGCGTTACCACCACTTGCCAAATACAAGTTGTCATCATAGGTAGCATTGTATGTCCACTTTATGATTGGGTGGCTTGTGCTATTAGTCCAAGAACTTACTGTCTGTCGTACCTCAAAGTCACCAGTTGTGGTTGTGTTTAGAAATGGAGAGTTAATGGTGATGGGAGAACTTACCGATAAGTTACTATCACTCTGCCCCAGAGTCAGAGTTTTCCCAGTTAGCGCTCGTATAGCACCGTTCTGTTCAAAAATTATGTCAACGCTGTTTGTTCCATCGCCAATGTATACATTAGCGGCTGTGTTTCCTATGCTAAGGACACCGCCACTATTGGTGATGCTAAGATTACCAGTGTCGTCTATCTGTATCTTGGCGTCGAGGTTGCTAGCAGCATCATAGAAATCTACTAAACCACTGGCTGGCGTTATGATTACGTCTTTTGGCATTACCTAATTCTCCCGCCAATTCTTACTATGTTTTGAACCGCAGAATTTGAAACATTATAATTTTCCCAAATATGTCCCGGACCCATGTTCACTACAGCAGCTGCAGGGTTTGTATAGTCAGAACTTAGAACTACCTCAATTGGTTTCATCCACCATCCTTCTTGAGCATCTACGTTTGCATCCCATACACCAACTTGAACCCAACGATGGAATGGTTTGGGTGTTAGTGTCAATTCTCTTGTTTCATAGCTGTTTGCAGCCGCCGCTGTGAACTGAGAAAATTGTTCTCCGCCCGATATTGGGCTACTCCAAGAACCCCCTGCATTTCCTAACCTGTTAACAGTTATTCCAGACTGACTTGAAATAATTGTAAGATAGGGATACGTACCAACGAAACTAGGTGCTAGTTTTAATCTAACTCTTGCAATTAGAGTGACGTTTGGTGGAACATACACTGTTTGATACCATCCCCTGCCTGCCTCAGTAAAATCAGCTGCGTTTACTACCCGCCATGCGTTTTCGGTTAGATCCCAAAATCTTTCTGTTCCATAAACAAACTGCCTTACTCTATCAATCTCCATGTTATCTTCAACACTAGTTACAAAGAAAAAGCTCTGATCGCCTCTATCTGCTTGTGTATGGTAAAACCCTCTTTGGTATGTACCTGGTGTAGCTGCAAAAACATTGGGAATACCGCTAACAGATCTTATGATTGAATATAGAAATTGTCCAGTAGATCTTTCTGCTTGTGGACCATAATAACCACCTGTAACTTTGAATTTATAGAATGGTATATTGCTTGATATAAGAACATACGGTCCGTCGGTAATGGCATCCATAATGTTATGATGAAACCCACAGTTGCCGTCATAATTAGACATTCTACAACCGTAATAGCTTCTTGAGAGGTAGTTATAGGCAAACTCACCCCATTCAGCCAAGTGCTCTACTCTATAACCCCAGTTGTTGCTTCCCGCGGAAATACAATTATACGCTGCGTTTCCTGCTTCATACCAACCCGGCACAATTCCGCTGTTGAATATTCCAACTACTGTGCAGCATCTAAACTGACCATACCTATTGTTGTAGTTCCAAAGACCGCCAAGGTCCCGCGTTGAGTTTGAACCAGTTAGTGTTATTCCCTCTAACCAAGATTGTTGGCTCCATGCCGGAACTGTATTTGTTAGAGTTACAGCAGGAGAATTGGTACTAAAATAACCTCTAAATGTTACTCCGCCTTCTGGCTGCCCTTGTGAGCTTCCCACGCATCTAAAGAATACGTCTTTTACTATTAGTTTTCTTGTGTAGTTTGTGCCAAAATAACCAGCCCATACACCATAGTAGTCGGTGTTTGCGGTTACTGGTTCAACTATAACGTCCCTGGTAAGTCTTGTTACAAGCGCACCGGATACAACATTGTAACCAATTGTTGCATTTAGGGTAATGGTATTTGATGATACAGATAGCACAACGTGTCTGTATCGAGGTCCCGCATCAGTACCATAAGCGTTGTATGCTCTGTCTGTCGTACCACCACACTCACTTTTTGCTTCGATCCATATTTCATCACCCGCGGTAAACATGTTTGCATTTGCCACTGTTATCGCGCTAGAGGTTGATGTAGATGAAGTTGTGGTTACTGTTGCTACTTTTCTAACTTTGTTTCCGGATGTATGAATCTTGTCCGATCCTGTTTCGTATACAGTAAGACCAGTCACAGTTCCTGTTATGGCGCTATCACACGTGATTACGTTTGTGGAATAGTTGATTGTGCTAATTGTTTTTACGTTTAGATTGGCACCAGTACCAAAAATGATCTTTTGTCCTGCTCTGAAAACTTTAGCGTTTGCAACTGTTATAGTGGAACCTACAGCAGAGGAGATTGTAGACTCGGGACCAACAAACTGTCTAAAATAGACTGTGTTTGCTGAAATGTCATGAACCCAAAAACCCTCATCACGAAGGGTAGTTGAACCACCGTTACCTGTCTGGGCTGTTGTATGATCGTAGATGGCAAACCATTCACCCGCTGCAAAATTTGTGGCACTGGTAAAGGAAAAACTAGTAGAACCTTCGTTGGCACCAGCAGACAGAGTGGTAGTGGGCATTCCATCCGACCCCTCCATTATTAGAGAAGCTCCTGCTTCTTCCACAACGTAGAGAATATGAGATGATGCAGCGGTTCCTCTAAACTGTAGTTTGTGCCCTGCACGTGCATGGAATGTACCATTTGTTCTTACTCTCAGTCTGCCGTTCATTCTAAGAACAGTTGACACACCAGATTGAGTTTGTAAAATTCCGTATACGTCACTATCATCAAAGCCAGTTGTCACTGGTGTCAAAACGTTGTATGTGACTGTATGCCCCGTTGCAATTACGAAAGAATCGTTATCAACAGGAACAACACCACCAACCCAGGTAGTTCCTGCATCAAAATTTCCTGATTGTGCTGATGTAATTACTGCCATGGTTGCGTTGTATTATATAAATTTTGTTCTTCGTCGGGCTTAGACACTTCAATCTCAATAAAGTTTTCTAGTTGCTTTATGCTATTGATTGTGACTAAGGGATCATCACATACAGCTTCCAGGGTACTAGTATTTATTTTCACTTTTATTAGCATCATTGAACCTCAATTTCTACATTCATCTTCTCGATGTCAACTCTCTCGGCTTGAACCAAGTAGAAACAGTTTGGATCGCCCGCGAACATCCCATCATTTGCAATATAGACTTTGTTGTCACGGATATCTTCAACGTAAAGTTTCTGACCCTTTCCTATTGCGGTCAACTGCACAGTGATAGAATCGGGATCGACTAGTTTGGTCCAGTACTCGGGCAACTCAATAACCTTTCCTTTCAATCTTCCTCTTACATAAACACCATGCTCGGGACCTTCCAAGGATCCGTGGCGCAGTTTCATGTTGGGTTTGGTTGGATGGGTAATCAAGAAGCTCTTGGTTGTTGCCGCGAATGATCCGTTTACTTCTAGTTTGTATCCGGGTGCTGTTGTTCCAATACCAACATTACCACCAGAAGTCACGACAACTCTGTCGTTAGCAAGCCCAATAGTGTTATTAGCCGCAAATCTTAAACTCCCATCCTCATCAACGCCAATATTATAAGTTCCTGAACCAGATCTAGCAAATTTTATTTGAGGATCATTTGATGAAGCGTTAATTTCTATAGAACTTCCTGAAGCACCAACTGTTCTCTCAAATACTGCTAATGCTGTTCCAGAGCCACCGCCGCTGACTCTTAATCCTGTTCCTGTGGCAGCGGTATCGTTGATGTGTAGAATAGTTGTCGGCGATGTTGTTCCAATACCAACACTACCGGAACTTGTTATTCTTACTTTTTCACCTAAAGTTCCATCAAGTGTCGTTGAGAACGACATGTATGAATCTTGCGTGGTCGCGGTGCTCGTCCAAATCTGTTCTTTGGCTACTGCAATTCTAGCTGCATTGATAGGTGTTTGTGAAACATCAGTTCCAAACCTACAATTTATTAGTACACCATGATTTGCACCTGCAGCTAGCTCTAGGTTATCCCAGTTCATTAGAGTAGCTAAGCTATTATCATTGTACTTAAAAGTAGCTACACCATTTGCGTCTATGCTAAGTCTTCTACCAGCACTTGTGGTACCACCTAGTATTGTATCACCGTACACCTCTAGTTTTGCACCGGGCGCATTGGTGCCCATACCAATGCGATTGTTTACAAGATCTAGAGTTATAAGATCTGAAAGAGTTACTGTGGCAGCTGCGTTTGCACCGCCTGTGTTATTTCCCGCTCTTATGAACTGTACTTTGCCCGTATTGTCTTCTCGTATGCCCCATCCATACCCGTTACCGGTGTATTTCCAACCAGTGTCGTAATATAGATTACCTAAAATAGATCTGTTAGCACCTGCTAGTGTAATATCACTTGCGGTGTAGAGTTTTGATGTTATAGTTGCAGTGGGTGGTGCGCCCGCGATGCTTACAGTTCCTGTTGAGTTGACCCTCAATCTCTCCGAACCACCAAGTGTCCATACAACATGTGTTACTGCGGAACCATAGTTGAAAGCGTCATATGGTGCACCATTGTTATCGAACAATGCCCAGTTCAAGAAATTGTTACCAGTACCACCTATCTTGGCAATTTGTACTGCTGCGTTTGCACCAACCGTGGCGTTTATAAACCCAAACTGTGATACATCGTTTTGGTCCTGGCGAGCAACAAACCTCCAGGTTCTAGAAAAATCACCACCAGTTGTTCCAACGTTTACATTACCAGCAAAGTAGTTGCTTGCGGTACCATTGGCATAAAAATTCCAACGACCAGTACCACTTGGTATATTGCCATAAAATCCGTAATTATTTGTGGCACCAGTTAATCCGCCTCCAGCACTAAATCCATACTGATTGGTTATTGTTGAACCTGCTCCCAGAGTGCCTTGATTTGCATTATAGTGTGTGAGTGTACCGAGTGTAAAACTAGCAGCTGCAGTAGTAGGATACGTACTATTTAATGTATAACTGCTTGTTGTGGCACTGTTAATTGTAGGATCTTGATAGATTCCTGTAGCAGCAACAGAAGCAGGAGCGTAAAATATTCCTATACCTATATTTGAATAGTATGTCTGACCCAACTTGATGGGTCCACCAAAATAGTTGTCGGCAGTACCAGCAGCATAAAAGTTCCAACGACCAGTACCACTTGGTATATTGCCATAAAATCCGTAATTATTGGCAGCACCCGTTAGGTTTGATCCAGCTCTAAAACCAATTTGGTTTGTTACTACTGTGTTTACAAATGCGTTGGGCTGAGTTGTTTCAAAATGTATTACATTGGGAATTGTATTTCCGGCAGAACCAGGGTCTTGAATATAAATAAGTGATGCGTAGTTTGAATGTGAAATAGTTGTAGCAACTGGAACAGTTCCGGTCAAAGATATACCAGCGGAATAACCTCCAGCTGATAGATAGGTTGAACCTATATTTAACCTTGTTCCTGTAACTGGGTTAGTTGTTCCTATACCAACTATACCTTCACCTGTGATTACCATGCGACCAGTGCTGCTGGTCTGCCCGCTTGCGGTAGTTGCAAAAATCAATCTACCGGGCATTGAATTAGTGCCCGGAACTCCGTCTACTTCAACACTTATCTGAGCTGCTCTTATGTAGTTGGTGCCATCTGCACCGCTCCACACAATTCTACCAATTTGATCACCATTTACTACTGTTGCGTTAGTACCAACAGTTGCAGAATTAGAACGATTGAATGCAAAATATCCTCCAGCACCAGAAGGAAGAAATCCATTTATGCCCATCGCAGCGGCATTTGCGCCTATTGAACCATCGCCGTAACCAGTAACTTGCAAAACGGGATATGTACTTGCACCACCAATTACTGGGGGTCCTCCTACAAGAACCAAACCATCGCTACTTATTCTAAAAGGTGTTGTGTCGGGATTTGCCGCGTCTTCTACTCTTAACGCATCACCAGAACCAATTTGAGTGATGCGTAAAGCCTCTGTACTAGAATTTACAGAAATGACACTAGGAACAGTGAATTGTCCGGATGTTGATGCAGTTGATGCAATAACCTGTATTGCATTAGCACCATCTTTGTAGTAGAGTCTTCCGTCTGTATAATTTAGAGCAAGCTCACCATAATCTAAATCTGTAACAAGAGGAACCTTAGCCGCTACAGACGACTTTTTCAGAAGAACTTTATTTGGCATAACAATCCTAAAAAGGAGAAGTAGGGGAGTAAAAACTCCCCGTATTTATCAGTACGTGCCGCCGTCTATGTCTGCATATACTATTGTGGTTCCGTTAGACTGAAGCACCTTACCGTCTGTACCCAAAGCCAACTTGGCGAGTGTGTTTGCTGCTGATGCATACAATAGATCACCAGTTGCATATGTGGTCAATCCTGTACCACCATAACCAGTGGCAATTGTTGTACCGTTCCAAACACCAGTTGCAATAGTGCCCAGGGTGGTGATTGTTGATTGACCAACGTATGATGTTGATATATCTACCGTTGGATTGCCCGAAACGCCATCACCGTTTGTTATGGTGATTCTATTTGTTGTTCCGGTTAGTGTTCTACCAGCTACAGTATTTGCAGCCGTTCTTGCAACAAGACCGTTCGTTGCCAGGTTATGGAATGCAAGTGCTTGACCTGTCAACGCAACGTCATCTGCGTTTACTGTAATGCCAGTACCCGCACCAACGGCTAGAGTGTTACCTGTCTTGGTTAGACCGCTACCTGCTGTAATCTGTCCTGCACCACTGAACTGTGCAAATGTTAGAGCAGTTGTATCAAGTGTTATTGGTGCGTCTGTTGTTAGTACCCAACCCGAGTCTGCGTTTGCTGTACCTTGTTCAACGAATACGAATAGTCCAGGATTTACCTTGGCACTGGTATTTGCATCTGTTGTGCGTGTCCATGAACCCGATGCAACAAGGTAGATACCGTTCTGAGAACCAGTTGACTGGTCTTTTACCAATACACGATCGCCAACAGATAGAGCTACACCGTCAACTGTTTGGGTATTAGAAAGTGTAATAGGACCAGTAGTTGCAGCCCTTACAGATTCCTTAACATCAAGACCAACTCTTGCATTGTCAACGGCAGTTGTAACGAATGCAGTAGTTGCAATCTGTGTAGAGTTTGTACCGGCAGTTGCTGTGGGTGCTGTTGGTGTACCGGCAAGTGCAGGTGAATCAGAAAGAACAACAGAACCTGTTCCTGTGCTCGTAGTAACACCAGTACCACCTCTTGCCACTGCCAATGTACCAGTAACGTTTGCGTGTCCTACGTCGAGTGCAGTGACTGGAATGGTAATGTTAGCAGAGCCATCAAACGATGTTGCAGTACCAGTAACCGGACCGCTGATTGCGATAGTTCTGGCTGTTGCTAGTGTAGTAGCTGTGGATGCGTTACCTGTCAAAGCACCAACAAAACTTGTTGATGTTACAGATGTTAGACCGGCAAGTGTGGTAGAGCTAGCACCAAGAGATATAGCAGTAGTACCAACAGTAACGGAAGAATTAACAAGCGCAGCATTTGGAACCCCTCCAGTTTTGATCGAAACCGCACCAGATGCAACCGCAAAGTTTGTTGCAGAGAAGCTAGCAATGCCCTTGGTTGTAGTCGTTGCGTCTGCTACAGAGATTGTTACTGTATTGTCTGTTACTGCTGTTGATACAGGAGTGGTACCAGTGATGGTTAGCGTCTGTCCCGTATTGAACGTGTCAGTGCCTGTATTTCCCGCAATAGTGAAACTAGAAGCAGCAGGTGACTGGAAGGTTACATTGCCCGCACCGTCGGTTGTTAGAACCTGACCAATAGTACCATCTGCTCTGGGGATTACATAAGCACCCGCAATGCTAATCTTACCAGTACCATTGGGTGATAGAATTAGATTGGCGTTTGTTACCGTGGTGCTAATTGTGTTACCATTGATCTGAATGTCATCAACAAGAAGATCATCTATTTTCTTATTGGCACCAACAATGATAGCGCTTGATTCGGTTAGTGTACCTTTGTTGTGGTCCAACATGTCGGTAAAATACTTACCGCCAATGACCACGTGATTTGCTGCATCTCCGTTGGTTTCTGTGCCAGTACCAATGTATAGGCGATCACCACCGTTGGAGCCGTTATCAGTTAGAGAAGAATAAGCTAGTTCACCGGCTCCAAGTATCGCTGGATTGCCGCCAGTAGCCGAACGTTTGATCTTAATTAGTGTTGCCATTTTTTACCTTTAGAATTGACCCGCTACTATGAAGTGATCTTCAAGAGTTCTAGATGGTCTCCACATGCCCTGTGATGCGTTGTACAATAATAAAGATTTGTCCTCTAGACCAGTAATGTCAACGTCTGGTAACCCACTTAGAGGAGCCGCGGCAATAGTTACGCCAGGAAAAACCACAGTTTCTTGGGGTGCTGGTTGTGGTTCAACATTTAACGGAGGTTCGGTTTCTACTATGTCAACAGTCGTTGGAGGAGTTGCAGACTCTACACTGACGATTAGTTCGGGGTTAGGATCAACAACTACCGCACCCAGACTGATCGTGGTTGGTAGACTTTCGGTTTGCAGTTCTTCTACGGTGCCTGCAGGATCAAGTGAAATTGTTGCCATACTCTTTTCTATAGAAACTTATACACTATTTATAAAAAAACCACCCTAGGGTGGTTTAGTTTTATGCGGCATCCGCTGGGGGTTCCGCGGGTGGTGCCGGTGGACGAACCTGTTTCTCTGCCTCTGACTTCACTTTCATGAATGTGTTTAGGCTACTTTCCAGTGGAAGTTTAGAGAGTGCAGTTAGAACTAGGTTTACTTCGTCTACGGTTAGCGTTAGATTAATCATGATAGATTCCTTTCAAGTCATGTGTGGTATTTATGGGCGCATTTCGGGCGGTAAATGTCTTCGTTTAATCTCCGCCTCATGTGCTAGTTTACAATGGTTTTTCTGAAAAAACATTATGAGGTCTATGATAGGTCTAAAGATTCTACCAAAGATCTTGCCTTTTTGTTCCGCTCGCCATGCTCGGGCACTCAACGTCTCATCGGCATATCCAAAGAGTATCGTGTTGAATACCTGATCAATGGCGATCAGAAACTGAAGAATGTATTGCGAGAAAGATCTTATCACGACTACAGAGCTGATGCTAGTACAAATAGTTCATCTACTTGTTGTTCTGAGAGAGTTAGCACCATTGCTAAAGATTGAACTAGCGGAGAAGTTCTTTGTACCTCTGTTGCATACTCCCACTCTATCAGAGCCTCTGTTTTTTGGGGCTCCGGTAGACTTGATAACGAAGTTTCTACTGTTGTTAACAAGTTCTTTCTGTGCAATGCGATTCTTGCTTGGCGCATAGTTACCACCTGAGGAACAAGTGGTACTAGCTGCCTATCAACTACTCTGTACTTTGATATGCTGTAGCTATCAAAGTCATCACTTACAGAAAGTGTATCCCCGCCCACAAACTCATCAGTTGCGGTTCCGACAATGCGGTCACCTTGTAGAATAAGTTTCATATCAATAGTTCAAGTATAGACCATTATTAGCACAAATTATAAAGTTACCATTTGCATAGTTAACTGAATTTACTGATGGGATGCTATTTGTGGAAACAACATCACTGCTACGCCAGTTTAATCCATCCGTCGATGTAGCTACTTTGGTACCACCACCAACTGCCATCCATAAACCATTTCCATAAACAATTGATGATATTGTGCTGCTACCCAAAGGATAAATTGTTTGTGTAGTCCAACTTACTCCATCATTTGAGGTACTAATTTGTCCTGAAGTAGTTCCCGATACAAATAATCCGTTTCCATAAGCCACAGAACGTACATTGCCCCCAGCACCATTAGTAGTTGGTGACCAATTGATTCCATCTGGAGAAGTTGTTATAACTCCGCCATCGCAACCAACAACAAAAAGATTATTAGCAAACACTACCTCATATGCAGCGCCGGATATTCCAAGAGAACTAAGTCTTGCTGTCCAAGTTGTGCCGTTAATTGAAGTTGTCAGCGCACCACTGTTACCGACTGCGACCCAAATACCATTACCGTATGCTACTGAATTTAGAATGTCACCAGTGCCACTAGTTCTTGCAGTCCATGTTAAGCCATCGGTAGATGTTGATATTTTACCACTTTGACCTACGGCGACCCATAAGCTGTTTGCATATGTAACATCGTTAATATCAGTACTACCAAAAGCACTGTCTCTGGGTGTCCAGGTTGTCAAATCAGTAGATGTTGAAAGTCTACCGTTACTACCAGATGCTACATATAGACTATTTCCGAATTCTAATTGTAGTACGTTACTAGTTGAAAAACCGGTAGTTTTAGTTGCCCACCCTGAGCCAACCAAATCAAATACCCTTGCAACACCTGACCAACCATTATCTGATGTATATTTGCCGGCACCAATTACATAACCTTCTCCCACAGCTAGTGCGGCGGGTCTATTATAGTCAACGCTAATTGTCTCTGTTGTCCAAGTAACTCCATTTGTAGAATATGAAATACCACCCTGAGAGTTAGGAAGCATATATACGCCATCTGCATATACACCAATTCTTCCATACGCAGAAAATCCGCCGGTGACAGCTACACTAGCTGTCCAAGTAGTACCATTTGTAGAAGTAGCAATGTAGCCGCCACTAGCTCCACCAACAACAAACAAACCATTTCCAAAAAATACGGTTCCTGCTCCAGTACCACTGAAACCACTTAAATTCACAGTATTCCAAGTAACACCATCTGTTGATGTTACAATTTGATTTGTGGAAGTATTCCTGGTAGCAACAAAAATTCCATTACCAAAAGCAAGGCTAGACAACTCATTACCGGTACTAACTGTTACTGGAGTTCCCCAAGTTATACCGTCTGTGGACGTATTTGCCATTCCACCACTACCTACAATGACATATTTTCCGTTTCCATATGCCATACCATAGATATTCTGGGCTGTATTTGTTGTTCTTGACGTCCAAGTAGCTGCGTCTGTTGAAGTTCTAAGAAATCCACCGTTGCCCCCAGCCAAAAATAAACTGTTATTCAAGTATTCTATGGTATAAATTGGATTACCAGAAAGGTATTGTGTTGGGCTACCACCAGCTGGTGGTGAGCTATTAAAAACCCATAATCCTGTAGATGAATTTTGTCCTGTTGAAAATAACCACTTTCCATTACCATACGCAACGCATTGTAAATTATAGCCACCGGTGACAATGCTTGCTATGCTATTAACATAGTCAAGCTGTTTAAGTTCAAGATATAAGTTTCCAGAAGTACCACAAATAATTTGTGTACCAGATACAAGCTTAACATTACAACCTATTATTGAAGAAATGGAACCAGTAGACGACCAGCCAGGGAATGAGGTGTTTGTATAATAAATAACTGTGGTTGTGTTGGCGACGCCACACGCATAATAATAACCAAATTTATATGAAGCCCCAACTAGTTTGTAGCTGCTGTTAGTGGTTCCGCCACTTGTCCAAGAAGTGCCTGCGGAAGAATACAAATTTATACCATTATCTCCAACAGCAAAAAATTTATCGCCGTATATTACGGCATTCAAGTTAGTTGTTACACCACTTGTTCTTGCAGTCCAAGTTAAGCCATCAGTAGATGTACTGATCTTTCCATCATCACCAACAGCCACCCAAGTACCATTTCCATAAGCAACGCTTGCTATACTTGTAGTACCAAACTGTGATGTTCTTGCAGTCCAAGTTGTGCCGTCGGTAGATGTACTGATTTTTCCATCATTACCTACAGCAACCCATAGGCTGTTTGCATACGCAACTGCTCTTATGAGACTTGTTCCAAAATTACTTGTTCTTGATGTCCATGTAATGCTGTCAGAAGATGTGCTGATCTTTCCGTCATCACCTGCTATCACATAAAGAGAATTTCCATATTCTATAGCATCAATATTGCTGTCACCAAAACCACTGTTTCGTTGTGTCCATGTATTACTGTCAGGAGAAGTTGCAATCTTTCCAAAGTCACCAACAATAGTGTAAAATGTTCCAGTACCAACCGTAGTAACACCAACTATGTCTCTTACCGCGGCTGACGAACCAAATCCAGTATTCTTGCCAACCCAAGATGCATTTGTCGTATAGTTCTGGTTCATGTACGGAGCATTCGACATTGCGTACTGCATGCGTGTACGATTGCTGAGTAGATTGCTCAATCGGGTTTTGTTGTTGTACAAACCAGCAAAACCATTCTTTGAGTTGGCAAGTGTTTGTAGAGCCAAATCAGAATCTCGCGTACTTGCCCAAGCAGAATCTGACTCTAGAATTCTTTCAACGTGAGGTTGGCTTGCTAGAAGGCTCTGCCATGCACCTACATTGCTTGCAGTACCAAGCAATGATTGTAGGGCAGCAGAATTTGTTGTACCAGATTCTATACTATCTAGAATACGAACACCATTGATACTTGGCATAGTTTTTCCTTATTATACTAAAGCACTTACTACCCAGTTTCCAGTGGGGATAGTAATTGAAGATGTCTCAGAAGTGTTAGACACCACTACTGTTACTTGATTATTTATTACGCTGTAAGCCGTTACGGTCCCTCTAGCTGGGAGAGTACCAAGAAAGTTTACTGTTACTGCCGTTCCCGCGGTTAACCCCATCAATGTAACCACAAAAGACACCGATGTGTTTGCGCTTAGTGTTGTCAGCGTATTGGGGAACGTTTGCGTTAGAACTTTTGGTACATATGGTAGTTGACTATCAACAAAGTCCCAACCAATTGCTTCCAACAACCAACGACCAGATGCAGTGGCAAAACAGGTTTCATCATCGTCTAAACTTGTGTCACCCGAAACCCATATGAATAGACCCACACCTCTTACTATTGCCTGGGCGCCCTGATTGGGTGTGGTAGTTCTTAGTTGCCCTCTGTTTGCGTATTCATAGACAGTAACACCTACAGGAGCAGACAAAGTTGAACCATTTGAGATCGAAACGGTACCATCTGCAGCAACAGACAGAATGTCCTGTGTGGTTGCTCCGGGAATGCCCCTTCTGAGAGCCACGGTACCGTCTGGAGATGCAGGAACTTCCAACACAAAGTTCTGTGTTGCTGTTCCACTCTGACCTATCTGTACCTTGTTAGTTTTTAAGACGCTCATTTAAGTTCTCTTTATTCTGGTTTTACAGGCCAAACTATTTCGTTGGGAAATCTGGGTTGTAGAGTAATATCACGTAGTGCCTGTCGGTAAGCTGCCAATTCTTGTGGTACTGGAGACCCTGATTCATATGAGCGAATTATGTCAATATCAGACCTGGCAAGTTCTCCGCTTCTGCGGGCGCGAGCTTCAATCTCTTTACGATGTGTTTCAACTTCAGCTAGAAGCAGCGCTCTTGTTTCTTCGTATGTGAGATCCATAAACTAATTCCTTATTAGAAGTTAAACGTATTAGCAGCAATGACGGATAAACCAAAACCAAAATTAGTATTGCCAGCGGTAACTCTACTTGCAAAAGTCCACGTTCCCGCATTTGGATCGCTGTTGGTGTTATAATATATTTCTCCATCAACACTAATAACTAACCAAGCACTCAAAGTAGGATTATAAGCAACTGCGCCAGCGCCTGGTGTTGGAAAAATGCTGCTAGCATTTGTTAATCTTGTCCATGACGTTCCACTACCCATGGTTTTTGTAACTAAATTGTTATTAAAAACTGCTAACCAGGTTGTATTATTCCATGTTATTGACATTGGATAGTAACTTCCATTGGTACCAATAACATTATCACCAAACACATAAGTGCTCCAAGTATCTCCCAAATTAGTAGATCTGTATATTCCACTGTTATTAACATAAAACATTATTTCTGCAGTTGAGCCAACAATTCTACTTGGAATAGTTGTGGTGTTACCAATAGAAACTGAAGTCCACGTACCTGTTGCCCCATCATTAGTCCCTGTGCTGTATACAAAATAAGCAGCAGCGGTGCCGCCACTGTTCTCACGGGCAATAACATATAGCCTAGATGTGCTCTGTGTGCCAGTATCTAAAAATCCTACGTTATGAGCTCTTACATCAGTACCACCAACAATTGAATTGATATTGAAAGAATTTGTTGCAGATTTTAGATTATACGCAATATTTGCGATGTATCTATAAAAAGTCGCTTGGAACGCTGCACTTGGCAATAACACAGAAATATTAGTGCCGGTATAATGATTAAATGCAGAAATGTAAGGACTTGGTGAACCACTACTTGCACCTTGGTACGGAGCCCATTGAACAAAATCTGTAGTAAATCCAGACATAAAATACTTTACGTCGCTGTTGTATGACTCTAGACCGGCGCATGCAGGGGCAACAGAATATCTACCAGTAAACCCGTCTCTTACTAATTTTTGTATTGTACCATCAAGAGTATTACTTACTCCAAGTGCGGTAAGTGCTGATACTGTTAAGTATTCATACGTTGTATTTGTGCTAACAGTAAGAGGAGTAATATTTAATTGTTGCTCAATTGGTGGTGTGCTTATTAACTTAGGGCGCTTTGTTAAAATATTATCAGTAGCCCATAACATTCCTGCTGCACTAAAATTATATGGGGATGTGTCGCTAGGTGATCCACGCCAAACAATAGTTGAACCAAGGGTTGTCCAGTTATCAGACGGCACAGCAGCGCTAGTCCAGGTAGTGCCGTTACTTACTAAAACATTTCCAGAGGTTCCGGGTGCAACTGCTTGTACTGCCGATGTACCATTACCCAGCAATACATTGTTTGCAGTCAATGTAGCAGCACCAGTACCACCGTTTGCTACTGGTAGCGTGCCTGTAACATTAGATGTTAGATTTGCAAACTGGGTTGATGTAGAACCAGTACCACCATTGGCAATCGGCAATGTACCAGTGACATTGGTTGTTAGGTTTGCAAACTGGGTTGATGTTGTGCCAGTACCACCATTGGCAACAGGTAGCGTACCAGTGACACCAGTAGTCAAACTGACATTGGTAATGGTATTGCTTGCACCGCTGATGGTTTTGTTGGTAAGCGTTTGTGTACCGGTTGTGCTGACAGCGGAACCACCACCCGCAAATGTTGTTATACCAGTTGCGCCAATACCAACAGCGTCAACACCGTTGACCTGAATGGCACCTGTAACACCGTCTGGATTTGATTTGATTGAAATGGTCATCTAAATTTCTCTTTATTCTGGTTTTACAGGCCAAGAAATTTCCCACGGAAATCCGGGCTGAGCAGTAATATCACGCAATGCCTGTCGGTAAGCTGCCCATGCATCTTTGTCAACAGGAGCATCAAGTACCTGTGTCCAATCAGTTTCGTTGAGCTTTAGATTTCTCTCGGTGCGAATCATTCTTGCTTGCTCTTCGTCTTTTAGTGCTTTGTACTGTATTTCTTGTTCGGCAGCAGTTGCTTGCTCTGTGTCAACAAATACCGGACCAAGTACATATTTAGTGTACCACTTGCCATCGGCTTGTTGTTCAACACCCTGGCGCATGGAGTATTGATACACTGTACCACCTGTTGCTTGGGGTCCCTCAAAAACAACATCGGCTCCCAAAGAGTCGAGAATTTCTGGTGTTGTTTGTTCCCAGGTTGGCCCGCCGTTGGCTCTTTGATAGGCACGAAATTCGCCTTCAAACATTACTTGACCTGTGTCTCTAATTCTAATTTCCATTTTGGTTCCTTAAGCAATGGCTAGGAAGATGAATGTGCCGCCGTTGGCGTTGATCGCTGCTGGTGCTGTGCTGCTGATCTCAAACCCAGAACTGAACGTGTCAATGTAGTCAGTACCGGTGCCTTCCGCCGCAGTGGAGTTCAGCAAAAGGTATGGGTCGTTGCCCGCAACAATCCCCCGTGCGCTGTCCCAGACGTACCAGTCACCCGTTGAGTCCGTGCGCTTGATGAGGACAAACCTCGCGCCACCAGTGAAGCCGCAGTTGACTTGCAGCGTGGTGCCTGTGCCGGTGTAGCTGCCCACCTTGCTGACGCCTGCAACGGTGGCGAAAAGGTAAGCTACGTAATTAAAGGTTTGATTTAAGAAACTACTCTGGGCTAATCTAAACACTGTGCTCGTTGGTGCTTGATTATTCCATGCAGCAGTATCAGTACTGCTTGCATTATTTTGATTAAGGAAAATTACTTGTGATGGACCTAACGATTGGCTATAACAGTACCAATCCCACCCAGATGGTGATCGTGCTTTTACGATCATAAATTCCGGTGCAACACCAAGATTATGGTTAACACTCAAAGTGCCACTTGCCGTCCCCGTATAGCAAACCACATCAAAAAAGCCGGGGGCGCGACCAAAAATCCACCCCACGCCATTAACCGTATAAGACAAATCACCATCACGTGCATTAGTATTCCAGACATTGTATAAGTACGGGTAAGCATTAGCTTCGGCATTTGTTACAGCACTGAGAATTGATGCTGTGTTTGTTGTGGTGCCTGTAGACGGTAACCCACGCAATCTATCTTGAAAATAATGATCGCTTCCATTTCTGGTTTGCCCAATAATTAAATCACCTGTAAAACCAATAGTCCTTAATGTACCTGCTGATTGCGGTGATTGCAAAACCGTATTAAACACACTCGTCCCCGGCGTCGGAGTCCTCATAGGACCGCGACGGATGGCGATGTAAACGTAGGTGGAGCCACTAGCGTTTATCCATGTGTCAAGAGAAGTCGGCTGAAATCCGGTTGCCAGCAGTTGAACAAACGCCCAATTTTCTTCTGCTAAAGTAGACTGCGCCATCAACACCTGCCCAGACGCTGTCGTAGCTCCTCGCATATTGTCGAGAATTACCCAGCCGCCAGCAGTATCAGATCTCTTTATCATCAACCATTGAGGCTCATATCCAAGCGTCACTACAGGCCCTGTTGTGCTTCCGTTGCCCATGTACGACCCACACGTAATCACATTGTCCGTGCCAGAAATTCCAAAGCCGCCTGCATCGTGGGCGAAGAGGTAGGCTACGTAGGTTTTTGTGGGGCTGTTGTTGGTAAAGGTGTCGTCGCCTACGGTAAACGATGTTGATGTAACGGCAGTAACGAATGTGGTGTCGCTGGATGCAGCCTGTGTGCCGTTCAAATAAAGTATTTGACCAATACCGGTTGACCTGTGATAAACAGCCCAGCTAGCTGTATCGTTTGTGCACTTAATGATGATGCAACCAGGAACAGAACCAAGGTTGTGATTGACGGTAACTGAAGAAGGCGAAGCGCCCGTATACGTCACCACATCAAAGAACTTCGGCTGCTTGCGGAAGGTCCATGAGGCGTAGATGTTTGTGTCTCGGTTGTTGCTTTGGTTGGTGCCGAGCGAAAATCCATTCGACAAAAATGCAGTAAGCCCTTGCGAACTAGTGGCTTGAGGAACGGTTGAATCCGAATAAATTACGTTTGTCGCACCTCTTGCTGTATCCCAAAGCTGATGTTGTTGGGCCCAACCACTCGTTCTGTCTTTAATCCAAACCAACCCACCCTTGCCCGACAGATCAATACCGTTGGTGATGGTTTGTGTGGAGCCGTTGCCGGTGTAGAGGTACGTACTAAAAACATCTTCTATGTAATTAAAAACAGGCGCGCCACCACCAAAAGCATCATATGAAACAGCACCAGAAGTTTCTTGTAAAGGCATAATTTAGGCTTTGAACTGAGTAACAGAAGCCAACACAGTATATGTGGAAGCCGCTGTTTTGATAATCAAATAACGATAGCTATCAATTCCGCTGGCATTTCCAGCAGTAGGTGCACCGCCAATCCATCTGGTAGTCACACCGCTAGTGGTTCCATCCACTTGAACCACATTGTTATAGTATGCAGTAGAACCCTGGGTCACTAAAAATGCAACCGTGACGCTTTGTCCTGTTGCAAGTGCTGTATTTAGAGTAGTGCCGCTTGATGCACGGAAGTTCACTGTCCAGTTTGCTGATGCGTTTGTTGTATAGTACAAGACCGATTGAGTTGTGATGTCGTAATTGATTGTACCAGTTGCCGCTGTAGCTGATACGGTGCAAGTCTCTGCTGCATCGTTTAGAACCATCGCAATAGCACTTGTAGAACCAGAGAATGTCTGTGTGGCAGTAAATGTATTAGCAGCGTTAAAAGCTGCAATATTTGCACCCGCAAGAGTAGTAGAACCAGTACCACCATTAGCAATCGGCAAAGTACCAGTAACATTGGTTGTTAGATTCGCAAACTGGGTTGATGTAGAACCAGTACCACCGTTTGCTATAGGAAGAGTTCCTGTTACTTCAGATGCCAAACTAACATTGCCTGACGTAAACGCCGAAGTGCCATTGCCCTTGACAACACCAGTCAGAGTGCCGACACCAGTGCCGCCATCTGCCACGGGCAAAGGAGTGGTCAAATCTAATGCTGGAGATACAATACCAGTTGTACCGTTTATAGTTACGGGCATTTCTTATTCCTTATACGATGGTCCATGTGCTACCATTGGGAATGGTAACCGTAACCCCGTTAGCAATGCTTATGGGTCCAAATGTACCGGCATTCTTGTTTGTTGTGATTGTGTAGTTGGCGGAGAGGGTTTGATCATTTTCCCAGAAAATATTTGCTCCCGCACCTGCTGTAATATCACCTGTGCCTAAAATAGTGTTACCGTTTACGGTTTTTAGGTTCGTGATATTTTCCAACCCACGGCTGTCGTTGATGACCGTGGTGTTGCTAATTTTTATCGCCATCTTCGTCTCCTATTGACTCGGCTTTATAGTCTTATTTAGTTTCTAGTTCTTTTACTCTAGATTCTAGTTTCTTTACAGCGTCTACTAGCATGGCAATGATTGGAATGTATGAAACACCCTTCATGCCGTCTTCTCTTTCGTTTACCAATTCTGGTAGAATGTTCTCAATTTCCTGGGCAATCAAACCGTATGACTTCTTGCCCGAATCTTTCCAGTTGAATTGAACTGGGTGTAGATTATTTAGTAGATCAATGCCCGAGATGCCGGAAATATTTTCCTTCAATCTCGCATCTGATGTTGAGTTGAAGTCAGTGGCATTGACAACCCCTGCGGCAAAGTCACCATTAGCATCACGAGCAACAATTGTGCTTACTGTGTTCGCTGATGTTGCATTGCTGGTTACTGTGAATGTGGATGCTGTGCTCTGGTTTGCTGTAAACGATGCGCTTCCGCTTAGACCAGTACCAGATACTGCAAGAGTCAATGTGCCATTGTTTGGTACTGTGTCTGTCCAGGGTACGTTTACCACCATCTGATCAGCTGCATTGAGCTGAATAGCATAGCTTCTGCTTGCGGTTGTTGTTACTGCGTTGGCAGCAACAGTCTGTACGGTGTCAGAACCCAACTCAACTAGACCCAATACAGTGCTGGTTGCTTTTGAGTAGGTTGTGTTTGTATCTACTACAGTCTCTGTGCCTGTTGTATAACCAGTAACGTGACCATAGGTGTCAAATGTTAGACCAGTTACATATGTTCTACCAGAAGCGGTTAGGTTGGTTACTGAGCTCGTATCCGCGTGTTCAATTCTAACGGCATCTGTACCAGCAACGGTGTTGGTGTACAAATTGATACCACCACCGTTTACCAGAGTCAGTGTATCCGAGCTTGACTCGGCAGCCTGTGTGGTATTTGTGTTAGCAGCACCCCAGGTATACCCGGAGTCAGTTCCAATGGCAAAGTTTTGGAATGCGTGGTTTGCGGCAACAGTAAAGTCAACACCAGCAGAAGTGATTGTTGATGTGGTTACGTGACCATATGTATCTACGCTGACAGTGATATCTTGAATGAATGTGTTTACACCATTGTCAACAGTGAAACCAGCAGCAGAACTAGTGTCCGCGTGTTCAATTCTAATAGCATCAGTGCCCGCGACTGTGTTGGTATACAGATTGATACCACCGCCATTGACAAGGGTCAATGTGTCACTGCTAGACTCGGCTGCTTGGGTTGTGTTTGTGTTGGCAACGCCCCATGTGTAACCAGAATCTGCACCAATAGCAAAGTTTTGGAAGGCATGGTTAGCAGCAACCGTAAAGTCTACTGCTCCGGTTGTGCGTGTTAGCACATGACCATAAGTGTCGTATGTCTGGGCTGCAATAAAGGTATTTGTCGCAGCAGTTAGATCGGTTACAGAACTTGTATCGGCGTGGCTAATAGTAATGCTAGATGCACCAGACTGATTAGCAGTCCCTAATTGACCACCACCTGTTAGACCCGCACCAGCAGTGACGGTCATTGCACCATCACCAATTGTTACTGTGGCTGACGCAATTCCAGTAATATGACCAAATCCATCAAGTGTGATGTCTTGGACGAACGTATTGCCACTGTTGTCTACTGATGCTTGTGATGATGTATCGGCGTGTGAAATGCCATCGGCATCTTGTACTAGACCAGTACCAGCAGCAACGCTGAAGGTGGTTCCTGTTAGACCAATACCACCACCAGCGGTGTATGTGCCAGCGCCCGAGAATTGGTTCCATGTAATGTTGGTTGTGCCTAGTGTACCGCCCTGGTTTGCTGTGGCTACCCAACCAGTGTCTGCTAGTGTATCACCTTCTTCAACGAATACGAATGCACCGGGAACTTCGGACCAAGCGTCCATGTCAATAGAACGTGTCCATGCACCCGCAGCAACATCATAGATACCGTTCTGCGATGCTGTTGTTTGATTCTTTACAAGAACTCTATCACCAGCAACCAAAACAACGTTATCAATTGTCTGTGTACCTGAAAGAGTGATGTTTGCTGTTGTGGCTGCACGAGCAGATTGCTTTACATCAAGACCCTGTGCAATGCTATCAACATATGCCTTTGTAGCTGCATGACCCGCGTTTGTTGGCGCGTTTGTTAGGTTAACCTGAACAAATGATGGTGTTGCAGCAGAGTGAAGGTCCTGGGGACCCGACAATGTTACTGCACCACTAGATGCGCTTACTGTGACTCTATTTGCAGTTCCTGTGAGACTTGTTACACCCGTGTTTGCAACAGTGATGCTACCCGAAGTGCTTGAAACACTAATACCGGAACCCTGGGATATGGTTGCCAGTGTGTAGTTGTTCGCACTAGTACCAATTAGAAGTTGACCAGCTGTAGGAGTTGTGCTTAAACCAGTACCACCGTCGGCAATGGCGATGTCAGTGCCGCCTGCCTTGTAGTAAGTGCCAGTGTCAACTGTTAGAGTACCATTTGCACTAGACGTAGTCAGTACACCGTTTGTTGTTGTGTTTAGACGAACTGTATCACCAGTTTCACCAAGAAGAACTGCACCCTTTGTTCCAGCACTGGTTGATGATATTGTTAGGTTTGCTGAGTTTACGTTTGAACCGTAAACAATAGGAACTCTTAGGCTTGTGTTAATGATGGGAGTAACAAGAGTTGGTGATGATGCAAAAACTAGTGCACCTGTACCAGTCTCATCGGAAATTACGCCCGCTAGTTGTGCAGATGTAGTTGCAGCAAACTGTGCTAGGGTTCCACCCTGATAAGCAACAGTGCCACCCGCACCAAACGCAACACTCGAAGCATCAGTACCACTGAATGTAAGCGTGTTGTTTAGAGTAAATGTCTTGCCGTTTGCAATGGTTAGTGTTGCACTTGTAGCAGGAGCAGTAATTGTTAGTCTGTTTACTGTCTTATTTGTTAGACTCTGTGTTGAATCGGTATCAACCATTGTCTTTCTACCAGCACCAGTACCCACGGTGAGTAGATCATCATCACTATCCCAAACAACAGAACCCTCTGCTGTTTGTGCAGGAGCAGTTGCTGCCGGAAGAACTACAGTTCCACTACCAGCATTGATTGTTGGGTTGGTTAGCGTCTTGTTTGTAAGAGTCGCTGTGTTGGTTCTCTCTGCTATGACAAATTCTGTAGTTGCAATCTGTGTAGTGTTTGTACCAGCAGCAGCGGTGGGAGCAATTGGAGTCCCAGTAAGAGAAGGAGAATTTGTTGGTGCCTTTGTCAGAATTTCATTCTGCAAGCCCAAGAAGTTACCATCAATTTGGTTATTTGTAAGAGGCGTGCCTTTGAATTGTGTACTATTATTTTCAGAAGGTGCAACCCCGCCTCTATAAACAATATTTGCCATTATGGTTTAACCTGTGTGTTTGTTTTCTTGTAAAAGCCTTAGAATCTCAGAGAGAGTGGTTTTCATCTCTGAAACTTCCTTCTCTAGATTATGTAGTTTTTCTAATCTTTGTTTTTCGGAAAGGTACTTTTGATACGCTGCTTGATTTTTTACAACCAAACCATTCGTGGGAGTTCTATATACTCCCTCAACTATTGCACCAGTAGAATCTGCAACTCTCATGCAAGTAGCACTGCTCTGTAGTTGCTCACGTATGGAGGATCCCATGGTGTCTGTGAACGAAGAACTATTTTGAAAGAATAGATGTCAAACAATGACATGTCATCAGCGTAGAACTCATATTCTAGTTCTTTTCCTGGTCTATCAGATTTGTTTCTTGTAATGTCACAAGAAAGTTTGGTCCAACTTTGGCTTTCATGATCAATGTTGGAAGATGACAACGATGTCTTTGCGTACACCTCAAAGGATGAATCTTTGTTTGAATACGCAGTAACCCACAATTTTATTGATGTTGAAGGTGTCTCAAGTTGCTGGGCTCTTGTGATGTACTTTGTTGACGCGCTTCCATTTCCAGCCAGCAGTTCGCTGTTGAATTTTGATATTGTGGCTGTGGCAGTAGCTCTTGTTGTTGGTGAACCACCTATGAATAGAATTGTTGGAGGAACAAAGAAACCTGTTCCTGGAGCAGTAACGTTGACTGCGGTAACCACACCACCGACAACAGTTGCTGTTGCTGTTGCACCAGAACCCCCACCACGAATTTCTATTGTAGGTGTTGATGTATAGCCAGTACCACCGCTTGTAACAGTAATTGTTTGTAGTGTTCCCGAACCTTGTGTCGCGTCAATGTTTTCGTATTCCGTGAGATCGTTTACTCTATTGTTATAGAATATGAAAGATGATTTAGCCAAATCAATGATTGGAGAAACTCTGTTGTTCTGGCTGCTCATTGAGAAATCAAACAAACATGATGAGTTGCCACCCATGTTTGCTGTTTCGTTGGGAACGGATGAAATAAGGAAGTAATTATCGAGATTGTTTAGTGTACCAACCTTTATGCCGTATTCTGCACCAGAATTGTAGTTTGTTGTTGCACTACCAGTAAATCTTGCTGTCGTAGTTTCAAGTCTAGCAGAAAAATCTGTGCCAGGAGGAACATTGTATGCTAGTGAAGGAGAAACCGTGTTGAACACTCTGTTTGTCAAAACACCAAATACTGCATTGTTTACTGCTTTTGCAGAGGCACCCGAACCGGTTGCAGATGTTATAGTAACGGTTGCAGGAGCAGTGTAACCAGTTCCTTGATTTGTTACGTTTATTCTTGTAATAACACCGTTCTCAACGACAGCAACAGCTGTTGCTTGAGTACCAGTTTCAGTAGGTGGGGAAATTGTAACAGTGGGGAGTGATGTTGATGAATAACCAGTTCCGCCATTTGTTACAACAATGTTTCTAATTCTGCCACCATACTCTATAGGACCAGTTTTAGAGAATGTTGCACCAGTGACATTTACAGCAAAAGAGTAGTCTGTTAGAATCTTGAACACATTATAGGTGCCGTTCAACAATGTTCCCACCACTCCATTGTACTTTCCACTTGTGTCGCATTTCAACATGATCGTTGAGTTTGTATCGAGTCCGTGTTTGTGCGGAAAGTCAACAATTAAAACATTGCTTGAAGCAAAAGTTTGTAGTCTTGCACCGTCTGAAACAACGGGCATTGCGTTTACAGGAACCTTTAGCGTAGAAGATACGCTTGTGTTGAAATTTGCTCTGTTTAGAATGAACTTTATGTCTTCAAACTGATCTGTTGACCAGGTAATGTTGTTATCTGTCTTGAACAACGAACCAGTGTATGGTTGTTCGGTGATAACGTTTCCTGTTTCTTTTGATCTCTCACCAATACGTGAAGACCACAAATTGTAGTTGCTTGAACGTGAACGAACAACAAAACAAAAATCCTTGTCTTGTGCAAGATAGATTAGTTTGTTGAATGTGAACTTGGTGGAAGTAGATGCTGATGAAGAAATGTTGACATCGGCAGCATTCTTGTACGCTATTGCCTCGGGGGAAATGTAATTTTTACTTGGGAACCCGTTTACCATCTCACGAATTTCAACCCATACAGGAAGAAAGTTGTCTTTTGACGAGAAGAACAATTCTATAGAGGTCAAAAAGATACCACCCTCAACGCCATAAGTGAAGAAAGACTGTGCTATTGCATCATCCGAAGAAACTTGCGGCTGAACTGGAATTATGTTTGGTCTTGAAACTGCTTCACTGATAGTTACAATGTTTCCTTCTAGGTAGACATCATATAGTGAATCAGTGGTGTAGGAAATAAATGTTGTTTCGGCTCTGGAAATGTTAGAACCAGCTGGTGTATCTGGTGTGCTTTCTTGTGTAAGTACAATAGGCTTTTGACCAGCAGTAAATTTATAACCCGGAAGGTAAAGTGTTATATTTGCAACACCATTTGCATCACTGATGATGGGATCGCCTGTAGTTTTTCCTTCTTGTTTTGAGTAATCGTTTACATTCACACCATCAAAGAACAAGTTGTACCTTGTTGACGGCTTCATTAGGTTCGCAGATATTTTTATTTCAATAGGTGTTATATAGCTCAAAAATTGAACTGATGTCAATTCGTCCACTTGATCGATTCGAGTTGTGCTCATGTTTACACTTTGGTGGTTAGTATTTTATTTAGTTGAAAAGAAAATATTTAGCGACCCTCGTATCGTATTCCAGAATTTAGAACCGCATTGTACGCGTCATCAAGAATGTCATAAATTCCACGAGTTGAAGTTGTTTTGCCGGGTTGCCATGATGGATCCATTTCCCATTCTGCTTGGAACCCCTCTGCTCTTAGATAATCAACAGCATTATTTACTGCTCTCTTCCATTCAGCAGAATCTTTGGTCGTTGTTGCAACCAAAGCAGCGGCATAAGCTCTTGCCCAATTGTCTACATCTATATCTGCACTAAATGTTGTTGCATTGTTTGTAATAGTTCTAAATGTATCAACGGTTGTCTGTGATACAGTCACTGTCACCGTGTCACTATTAGAGTAATTGTCTAAACCAACATTTCCGGCTACTACTTCTACTTCAACCCATTGTGGTTCTTGTGGTGGGGGTGGTGGGGGCGGTGGAATAATTTCTTCAATTGGTTGGCTTTCGGCAATAGTAACAACCGCTGGTGGTGACACAACTATTGTTTCAACATTCAAAGGAGGTTGTTCAACAGGAACAACAGTAACTTCATCTCGTCTTGGTGTTTGTACGGTAAGATCAAAGTTTGACACCACTTTCAACACACCCTCCCATGAAATTGCGCTGAATGGGTTTAGTGTGTTTGTCTTTGACGATGAAGTCTGACCTATAAACTGAGTCTCTGTGTAGGGTAGTGTGATCTGTCCGTTTGTATTCTGATAATTTTGCGATCCGTTTGCAGTAAACAAATTAGCCAACGCAACAAATCCTTCTCTTGAAGAACTGAACTTTTGGTTAAAGAAACTTGCGGCATTAGGACTTTTAGACATATCCATCATTACAAACGGATTTGTGAAGTTATCAACAAGATAGCCAGACTTGAATCTGTTCAAACCAGTTATTGGATCAATTACATCTTTTCTTACGATGCTACTCTCATCATTGTTTAGAATTGATAGGCGCTCAATGCTCGAGATTCTTCCCTCAAGACCCGAAATGTCCTTCATGGTGTAACGCTTTGTGCTAGTCAACAAACTGGTTACACCCTTTGCAAAAGTAGTATATGCAGGGACAAAACAAGTATACAATTCTAATGAATCAGATGGAATGTTAGGCTTCTTTGGTCTTTCTCCCGGCTCGCCTGCAATTACCTGCAAAGATCCATTTTTGTAAAGAACAATTGAGTCAATTCTTGGAACATAAAACTGAACAGGTGTTGATAGAAGACTTTCAACAACAGGGAAGTCTGATAGAGAAGCGCCACCCGAACTGAATAGACCTGTTGAGTTGTCTACTCTTGGTCTAAAGTCTAATTGTTCTTTTAGGTTATAGATTCTATTATTGTTTGTTGATTTGTAACTTGGTACTTTGCTTATGTAATCAGCACCAAGAGTAGCGTATGAATCAACACTAAAGAAGTCGCCACTTCCTGTGTGGGCAAAATATTTCAGTTGAATTGTTAGGTTTGATGTAGGCAGTTCGCCGATTAGATTTAGAGCACCAATTCCGTAGTAAAAGTCTCTTTGACCATTATCAAAAGCAAATTCACCCGACACATCGTTTCCTGATGCATCAAAAATGCTGGTCACTTCGTAAACATCACACACAGTAAGTGATATGCTGCTTGAAGGCACAACGTTGGTTAGCGTTAGCGTTGTAAGAACTTTGCTCTTTGGTGAAACAGCGGTTTTCTTGACTTGTACTAGGACATTTACTGTCTCACTTGCAGGACCAGCGGTAATTTTTAGAATTGTTGGTGACAACAAGCTGATCTTTGAAGGAGATACAATTCCACTAGCACCCGAAGCTACCACAATACCGGTGTCGGGAGTAACAAATGTGGCGTTTGAAATTGAAACTGTGCCATCACCAGAACCATCTGTAGTGATAGATACAATAGTCCAAGCGTAGTATTCTAAATCTGCGTATGTTGATGCTAGATTCTTTATGCTCTTTAATGAATCAACATCAACCCTCAACATAGGAAGAGAACCTTGTTGAACAGTAGCTGTTGTTGCTTTGATTGTTGCTGTTGGTGTGTTTACACCGGAACCTGTTATAAAGTCACCATCTGTGGGAATCTGCTTTGTTGAGTCATGTCGAAATACAAACAGTGTTGAATCTGCTCTAACAAAACGATGTACCTTTGCGGTGCGAGTGCTGCCGGTGTTTGTAATTGTGTCCTGTGGTGAATCCTCGGCGTCAAAGAAATCTTTATCTAGATTGATTACATTGTATCTTGTTAGAACTTTCGCAGAACCACCAGAACCATATACAATTCTTCCAACATCACTTAGTTTGTTTGAACCAGTCAAGGAAACGTCATGATAGTACAATTTGTAAACAGCGTTTTGACCTGTTGCGTCACCCTCAAGCAAGTCTATTGCGTAAACATACATCTCACCAATCTTGGCACCGCCTGTTGAAGCTGACCACAAGTCAACTTTTTCTCTTTGTCTAAAGTTTGGTAGCTTGACTAGGTTAGTTACAAAGATGTACTGACCATAGAATGGTTGAATGGAATGATCTTTGATCTTTACGTGATCGGGTTCTGTTCTTGCTTTATCAACAACTATGGTTGAATCTGCAATTTTTTCTACCTCAAACCCTCTAACGTATGCCTTACCTGGGTTTACCTTGTATACAAACTTATCTCTATCACCACCATTTTCTTCTGTTAGAAGACCGTCGTTGAAAGAAGTCTTTAGGTGCTCGGTGATAGCCAACTTGAAACCATTAACGATGTAATCACCAGACTCATCATAGGTTCTGCGGGCAAGAGTTTTTTCTAGCTCTGAGTATTTTGGAAAACGAGCATGTTCCTCCAACACACCCGCATTGAAGCGCATGATTTCAACATAGTCATCATTTATGGCTGTTGCAAGTGGTAGAGAGGTAAGAGTTAGGCTTACCTTTAGTCTATCTGCACCGGGAGCCGCAAAGTTGTAAGAGCCCGATGCTGGATCTAATAGAGAATCGTCGTCGTTAGATGTGACAATTTCTTCGGTAATCTTTAGAAGAACTCTGCAAGAAGGAACCGAATCGTACTTAGAGATAACTACTTGTGAATCTTGTACGGTTACAAATCTGCCGTTTACAAAGAACACACCTGTCTTGATGAATGCTAGACTGCCATAGCCTGTGGGCGTAGTAGTCTGAACAGTTGCACGAGTTGTTGAATCAGACTCAAGGAATAGTTCTTCTGTTGGCTGGAAGGTTGAAAACTCACCGTTTGTTCCACCACCAGACAAGTAAGACAAATACAGCGTTAGGGGACTAGAAGATGTTGCTGGCTCATAGGCTCTAACAATGGCACGAACATCGCTAGTGTCTCCAACTACAACTTTACCAACAAACTGGGTACCATCTACTGGTTGGCTGTTGTATGATGTCTCTAATTTGATGTAGGGTGTGTAAAGATCGAAAAAAGAATTTCCGGGAACTACAATGGAGCCTTGCTGGAAAATGTGATTACCAAACTTCTTGATCTGATCACTTATGATCGACTGCAATTGAGTCAGTTCACGTGCTTGAACCGCATAGCCAGGTCTAAAAAGCAACTGATGAAAGTTCTTGAACTCATCAAAATCGTCGTAATACGGATTTATGTTTAGGTCTACTGCCATGGCTTAGAATTGAATTAGTGTTTTGATAATGATGCCCTGTTCAGGTGTAAACGTGAACGGTGCTTCATTTGAGACGTACAACAAACTACCCGAATATTTATTGAAGCTTGGAGTAGTTAGGATTGCAGCGCAGTTGTAGTCCCTGCTTGGTTCCGCTTCGGCTATTAGTTCTCCGGTTTGCAACGTGCCAGATGCATTTAGTTTCATCAAATAGACCGTGGTTCCGGTGATGTCGGCAACCACAAATCGGTTGTTACCCTGAATCAAAATCTCATCTTTCAACAACCCCGTCACACTAGTGAACGTTGTCTTGTAAAGTATCAGTGAACTTTCCTGGGTAAAGTTTGCAAAGGAAATTGCGTCTCTTGGATTCTTGAGAATTCCAAACTGTCTAAAGTCTTGATCAACTGCCGTAGCAACTACTTCATTTCTCAAAGATGAATTTAGAATGACAGTGTCGCCATAGAGCTCAAGAGGAGCATTTGTTCCATGCCCACCCGCTGGCGGCATGATAGCGTATAATTCAGCGCCTTGTCCGGGTATAGTAGCAGGATCGTTAATTACTATGTTTGCGTATGAGTAGCCACTACCAAAGTTTGTTACCTGTGTTCTTGTAATCTCGCCGTTTAGAACTTCACAGGTTGCTGTTGCACCAGTGCCATCACCCTCAATGGTTAATGTGGTGTTTTGCGAATAGCCGTTGCCACCATCTGTTATGCCAATTGAATAAATCGCACCCGGAACAGCAGTCTGTTCAATGATTGACTGATCACTTTCGTAATCAGATTGGTCAATAATACCCTCAACTACCGCTGGGGTTGTTGGAGTACCCACTGTATCGTCAACGCTAATGATTGTAAATGAGTAGCCACTTCCTGGGCTATCAAGAATAACGTCAATAAGTTCTCCGTTGTAAACAACAGGAGTCATTGCCGCGCCATCACCGTCACCCTGAACTGTAATTACTGTTGATGTACCAACAGGATAACCAGTACCCGGGTCCGTGATTGACACCATTTTTATGGAGCCATTGTAAATAACCGCGCTTATCAGGGCAGTTGCATTTCCGTAAAGACCAGTTCCCGCACCGCCAATACCAGATAGAGTGAGTGTTGGTGCAAGATTGTAA